CTCTTCGCCTGTCTCTTCTCTAATATTTATTTATCGGGTAAATATCCGTACTAATAGTCGTAGATATACAGTAGTATTGTACCGACTAATCTTTATTAAAGAAAGACTTGAGAGTGAATAACTCTCTATCAACCTTTAAAGCTTCTGAATTGCTATGTTGGATTCGAAGTTCAACTTCGGACACATCGCTTTCAAAAATAAATACTCCGGATTTATAATCTATAAATTTAGCGCCGGAGGCTTTGACAAATGCAGCTAGGTGCAACTCACGTTTTGAAAACTGTACAATCATTTTATTATTATTATCCAAAGGTAACATCAACAACACCTGACGTAGATGAAGTCAGCGATACTTCAAAACTATTATTGTCTATTATATTTATCTTTGCAATGAACCTATCACCCTCCGAATCAGTCAGTGTTTCATTAAATATAGTGGTATTTCTATTATGCACTACTAGCCAAACTAGACTATCGGTAAAAGAATACCTAAACGTATTTTGAATAACAGGAGATGCGGCTTCCCATTGTCCGGTTGAAGGATGAAACACCATCAGTGAATTAGATAAACTGTTCCACCATAATGTTCCGGATGCAGGGTTTGACGGTGGAACCCCCGCTATAGTTGCGGCTGCTAGGGTAGAAGTTGATCCGATTACATTACCATAAAAGGTACCTGTAAATTTCGGTGAGTTGATGGCGGCAGCGGATATATTTACAGCAGTAATATTACCGGTTTCATCAATGATTTCAATAGGCGGTATGTTGACTGAATAGCCACCGGCTGAGTTAAACTTACTGATTGCCATAGTCGATTAGATCGTGACCAGTTCTAATTTACTAGAGTATACGTCATACGGGTTACTGCTTTTTGATTTTTTACATTGCACGACTTATACTCCAATTAATGTTAGATTAGCTTATATTTATTCGGAAAAAATTGCTCAGTTAAAAATGATGATTTATCAAGGTCTACAGTCAATATAATGCTAATATTATAATCTATTTATGCTACTTTAATTTTAGAAAATTCTTGGCCAAAAAAAAGAGCACCGAAGTGCTCTTTTTGTAGTAACTTGCTTCCCGAAAGAAGCAAAGTCAATTCCTTTTATTGGAATGTCAAATTGCTGACTGCAATTTCACCAACGTAATCAGCAGCGTTACCAAAAGATGACGCTGTGTTAGTTAATTCAATGTAGCCATAACGAGTCATGAATGACACGACTGGTTCGAACGTTGACGGATCAAGAACAACACCAGAACTCATCAACGGAATGTAAGGGCAATAGAATGCCGCTGCATCTGTCTCTGAAGAACCTTTGTAACCAACTAATACTGGTGTAGTATCAGGAGCATATGAGTCAACGAATACGCGCATAGCGCCATTCAATGTACCGACAAACTTAGTGTTTGTAGGAGCTTCGAATGTACCTTCTGTTGTACGAGCAAAAGCTGACGTAGTAGCAGATTGTAGAACTGTCAATGCAGCAGATGAAACAACAGCCCAGTTACCAGCTCCACGACGAGTGCGTTGAGCGATCAAGTTAGCAACACGATTGATAAGAACAGCTAGCGCAGCGTGTTCGTCACCAACGTATGTAGCTGTACCAGATACAGTAGCTTGGTTATATGTGTACTCAGTTGTAGCTAGAGTACGTAGTGATAACAAGATTTCTTGGTCAATTTCAGCAGTAATTTCTTGTGCTAGAGCGGCCATGATTTCTGCTTCAACGTCAATACCATGTTGTGATTGAGCATCTTGAGCAGCTTCGAAAGTCCAACGTGCTTGCAATTTACGTGACTTAGCTTCAACAGCTTGACGTAGAATCTGAACACTGATTTGTTTACCGCCGTTACCTTCAAGAGCAGCAGTATTATTACCGGTATAACCAGTAGCAGTACCGTCAGCTTGAGGCGTACGTGAGTAAGCTTGTGCAATTAAGAACGGGCTTAATGCTTCTTGACCAGCTGTAACACTAGTTGCTGCTGCGCTGGTGTCATTCAATGACTGAGCGTAACGAACACGTAGAGTGTGGATCTGACCAACTGGTCCTGTCATTGGCTGAACACCAACCAACTCGTTAGCGATAACAGTTGGCATGACACGACGGATAACTGGAAGAATCACGCGATTTAACGTAGCGATGTTACCAGCTGTAGTTGTACCGGCTGATGACTCAGCTAGTAATTGTTTTTTAGTATTTTCTAAAATAACACCCATTGTTGAGCGACGATTACCTTTTAAACCTTCTAACAGGGCTTCTTTGGTTTCGTTCCAACGACCTTCTAATAGTACTTTTGACATTTATATTCTCCTGATATGTCTTTTTATTTAAAGCCCTGCCAAGCGCTTGATATCGACCACGTTATCACGTGCATCTGTATCAATTTCTTGTTGTTTGGCAGCTTTATCCCCGGTTATTTCTTTAACTGTTTCTCTAAGCGGAGTCTTGTTAGACTTGCCTGAACCAGTATTTAAAACTGCCGGTAGATACTTATCGAATGCAGATCCTAACTGTTGAGTTTGGACGCTTTCTAGTAAGCTCTTCATTATTTCTGCTTTTTCTTCATTTAGTGAATTTAGCAGTGTTGTCATAGTCTTCTGACGAAGATTAGACTCCTTAATAACTCGAACTTCACGTTCTTTACTTTCAACCAAGACTTTTGCTTTCTTGATTGCTGTGACGGATTCGGCTAGTTGTTTATTTTTTTCATCTAGCTGGGTAAGTAATTTGCGAGTTTCTGATTTTTCATTTAAATGAGTAACAGAGAATTCACTTGCAAATGCTTCGAAAAGACGACGACCAAAATTGTTCTCACGAGCAGATTTGATATCTTCTTTTAACTGGCCCAATTCGCCCTTGAGTTGGCTAGTAACAATAACGTTAACTCTCTTAGCAGATTCAGACACGAAACGTGCCTTCAATGCTTCAAGTTGTTTACGTCCTTCAGCAACTAACTTAACCTTAGCTTCCACAACTGCCTTTTTGTCTTGTGAGAATTCCTTGATTTCACGTGCAAGAGCATGAACAACGAATTGTTCTAGCTTTTGTTGACTTTCTGTTTGGATTTTACGTTCAGCACGTAATTCTTTGATTTCTTCGGATAGTTTAGTAACCATGAAATCATTGAATTTAGTTGCGTTTTCACGTAACTTTTGTTTTGCTTGGACGCGGTCTTCGTTCATTGCTCGTCTTTCAACTTGAAATTCTGCAATTTCAGTTGTTAGACCGGTTGTAACCATTTTATCAAGGGCTTCTACCATCACGCTTCTATCATGTTCATAACGCTGTGCGAACTCTTCTCTTAGTTCAGCACGTACTTGCTCACGAGCCTCATTTAATTTAGATTCCCATGCTTCATTAATAGCTTGGCTTGTATCTTCATTAATTAATCCGCTCTCAAGTAATGGTTTGATAGCATTTTTCATGCGTGTTCCCCTTTTTATATCTTGAGTTCTTTGATTAGACGAACTACTTCGTCTTTTAGGTATTTTTGTACCTTAATGTCGCTCTGCCCACCTTTTGCAATTTCTAAAACTTTATGACCGTATCTCATATTCATGAGACTTTCATAAATCGCTTTAGGATATGCGTTAGGTGCACTTGGTTGAGCAACAATATCCACAGTGATTATTTCAAAATCACTGACGCGGCCATCATGTTCGGAAACGTTTCCGCTACCTCTACTTGATACGCCTAGTTTGACACCAGACTCTAACATGGTCGTGACTAGCTGACCCATCGGAGTTGGTAAAATCTTTAACTTCCCAAAACCATTTGCACCGTCCATCCACATTGAAGTTATCATATGTGATACACGATCTAAATTAATTTTAAGGTCATCTGGGTGATCTACTTCACCTAGAACACTGTAACCGGTTGTAATCTGTTCATTTAGAGTATTGACTGCTGTTTCGATTTCATTCACCGGGTAAACACGCTCGTTAGCATTTTTTACGCCGCCTTGAATGAAAATCCCTTTCATGTAAAGAGATTTTTTATCGCCGTCTTCCTTAACTGATTCGACCACGATATTCGCGCGGTCGAATGTTAAGTTCTCTCTGAGATACAAAGCCATTGTTCTCAGCTTTCTTATTTGCGTTTACGAGATTCAGCAACAGGGCTCTTAGCATTAACGCCAGTAGCTTGACTTGTTGTTGGCTTCGTTGCAGGAGCTAAATCTTGTTTGCGTTGTCCCGGTGCATTTTTATATGTTCCAGGGATTGTCTTCGGAGCAGGAACAGTACGTGTACCGGCTGTTGCATTAGTGAATGCTACCGGCTTGCTTGCCATTCCAGCTTGTCCGGAATTAGCAGTTACTGTGCTCTTTGTTTGTTGACCATTATCGCCGCCGATTTTAGAACCGTATAGACCTTTAACATTTTGTAAAGCTACTGCTTCCATCATGTCTTCTTCGCCTTGTTCTTCTTCGTCACCGAAGTCTTCTTCGCCTTGTTCTTCTTCGTCACCGAAGTCTTCTTCGCCTTGTTCTTCTTCGTCACCGAAGTCTTCTTCTTTACCGTCATTCATGATAGCTTCAAATTCAGCCATCAATGTATCAAGCTTGTCTTCTAGGTCAACAACGCGATCTTCGATGTCACCTTCTTCTTCGCCGGCAAATTCTTCGCCGTCATCATCAAGAGAAATTTCTTCGCCTTCTTCGTCATCACCAAAGTCTTCGTCGCCGCCAAAGTCTTCTTCTTCGGTCATGCCTTGTTCTTCAGAATTGATTTCGTCTAGTAGGTCACCAACTTGGCCGCCCATGCCTTCAGACATGTCTTCTTCATCGTCCATCATGGACTCATAAATCTCGCGTGATTTTTCAACCACGATATCGTGAAATAATGCACGAGCTTGTTCAACATTCTCATTTGTGATAAGATTGATGAGTTGTTCAAATTTTTTGTTGTCCATTAAGAATCTCCTTAGGTAAATGGCTTTGTACAGTTATTTAGTACGTAGTTAATAAAACAGCATTAAATGTGCTATTTTTTTGCGTTTTTGGTTAGAATAGTAAAAATCACTCAATTACAGAGTGGGGGCTGCGCCTTCAGCTGGTGCAGCACCGTACTGAGCATGTAATTTTGTTAGATATTTCTGAGCTTCGTAATTTCTAACATCGTTCATTTTTCGTAGTTTTCTAATTTGTCTAAGGGTCAGTTTGGTCTTTCGGGACTCGCGCCACTTTGGTTTACTATTGTCATCCTCGACTGATTGATAACCCTCAATTGCAGGATCGAATAATTCTAGTAATATCATAAGTGCACCTTTTCTTTATTTATCATCATTGATGTGATAACGTGGCAAAGCTATCCGAAGATAGCTTTGCTATAATATTACATTGTTGCCGGGCCGCCACCTGCGCCTGATTGTGCGCCGGCCGCCGGGGTTGATACCGGGGCAATTATCTCAGTAGGCTCGCCTTCTTGTTCAGTGTTTCCCATGTTCTCGATAGCTTGAGAATCAGCATCCATATCACCAACTGATACCCCGATACTGCGTAGATCAGAGCCTTCAGGTTCAATATCAACTTCCTGGTTGTTCTCTTCACGCCACATTTTTTCGTTCTTAGTAATTTCTTCTTCGCTCAAGCCCAGAAATCGTTCTAGTGCAAAGCGTTTAGATATGTACGGGTAAGCTTCAATAGCAGAGAAAGTAGATACACGTGCAGTATCAAGTTCACTCTGGCGATAAGCAGCAAAGTTTTGCGGAGGATTGAATTCTAAGGTGAACAGACCGGAATCAATATTCAACCCTCTCCAACGCAAGAATAGTTTAAATTCTTCGTCAAGCTTCTGACTGATGTACTTCTGTAAACGTTCACAGTATTGATTGAATCTGAATTCCTGAATCATTGCTGTACCGACCCGGCCATCACTCATCGGAGTAGGATTATCTTCAGGGCCAGTTGGCAAGTAGCTACTTGGTACACGCAAACCACGTGCTAATCTATTATTAAAGTAGCGCAAGTCATCAATTTCACCCAAGTTTTGACCACCGGGTAATACTTCTACACTTGAGCCACGACCGTCAGCCGTTACTGGGAAGAAGTAATCTTCGTTCATTGAGAGTGGGTTGTATGTCGCATCGATTACGCTTGAACCACCTTGTGAGGAAGGAATACGTCTTTGATGAATTTCATTCTTGATGCGTTCGACAAACGCCATAGCCATGTGACTTGGCATATTACCAACGTCGATCTTAAACATCCTACGTTCAGGAGCACGTTGAACACGATAGATCAACACTGCATCTTCAAGTAATTCTTTTTGTTTAAAGACTTTGAAAATATTCTCTAAGATAGACTGACCAAAAGGCCAAAATCTGTCTAAGCCTTCCGTTAGACTTAGGTGAACCACATGCTTAGAATCAATTGCAGCTTCATTCATACCCAATGAAAAGCGACTACCTGAGGTGTTGTATGGCATAGCAGGCACAGTATAGCCGCCACCTGCTGCGCCGCCACCGGTTCCACCTGAACCCGTTGATGGGTTGGCTGCAAAGTCAGTATTTGTTTTTTGAGCTACAGTTAAGTTCTCTAAGTTGATATTCAAGTCTTTGATAATGTACTGCTCAGGCTTCTTACCTTCGCTTTCATTAACAATAACCTTGATAACTTTAACAACGTCAATCCAATATAGCTTGAAGTTTTCCGGGTCACGAACGAAACATTGATCACCGTACTTCAATACGTTTCTAAAAATCTTAAATGCGCGAGTATCGAACTCGTTAAGCTTACACCACTGCTGCAATTGTGTTTTTAACAATTCAACTTCATGGGGTGTTGGATCATTTGCATACTCTAATGTGAACGGAGTCTTGTTATGATCATTTGTTTGTGTTGAAAATTCTGCGATAATGTCTAAACATGCATTAATTTCAGCATCAACGTCCATCATTTCGTATTGATTATAACGTTCAATGCGATTAGGGTGGCCTGTATAGACTTCAGGAAGTCTGCTGCGATAGTTTTTGTATCCAAAATCATCGTTATTAAAGCCGCCGGTTGGTTGTCCGTTTTGCCCGGGACTGCCGTTCCAAGCACCTCTATTGCTATTGGCGCCCGATATCGGACTCATTGAGCCTGATAGGTTTGCGCTTGAGAATCGTTTTTTGTATGACATATCGTAAGTGTATTTAGTCTTATATTATGCGGCGCGAGAATACTTTAACATTGCTTCCTGCGTATCATTTATAGTAGTTAATTTGGCAACCACAGTGTCCAATCTATCTGCTAACTGGTTCACCATGTTTGTCATACCAACTTGAATCGGATCAGATGGTGCGGGTATTGTATTGACAGGGGTAGTCTGTGCGGGTGTAGGTGGGGCCGGTTGATTAGCATCTGGTTTAGTTTTAGCAAAGTCTGCTGGCGTCGGTGTCGTTCGCACTGCTTTCGAAGGCGGGGTTAATGCTGCGACTTGCACCGGAGAAGCAGCCGCTGCATTCATGGTTGGAACAGCAGTAGGCATCATAGTGGAAACAGTAGTAGGCTCAACTCCGGCTTGCGATGATTCACCTAATGCGCGATATGCTGAAGCTTTTGTCCCATATGCATCTGCATTATCATTGCCCTTGAATAAAGCAGTGGCACCTCCTACACCCTTTAAATGTGCTGCTGACAGCCAACCTGCAGTTTCTATGTTAGATGATTTACTATTCAATACACCTGCTTTTTGCAATCCCGCCATATTTTGTGAAGTATAGAGTGCAAATAATTTATCCTGCAGGGCCTCGTCTTTCAAAAACGCTGCCTTGCCGCCGGGTATTTTCCAAACCCCCGGATCATTCATAATTTCTTTATTTTTTAAGCCCCTACCTTTCAACTCCTGGTACTTCTTATTATCCAACGCACCCACACTAGCCAATGCCTCTGCACCAAACTGGTACTTACCTGCATATCCCAGTGTGTTCTCGATACTAATATCGCCACCACTTTCACGATTAGCAACTGTCATTGCATAATTCTTTGACTGACTTTCAGTTAAGTTACCTATCGCACCTACTTTGGTATTTTGTAGTGATTCGGGGCGCTTTCCTTGAGTCAAACCACGTGACTTGTTATATGACTCTACATCAGATTTTGCCCTTTCGACTAGTTCGCGACCAAGCCGTTCTTGTACATCTTTTTCTAATTTTAGATTTGCTTCTTTCAGTGCGTTTAGTGCATCGGTCTGTGGTTTCAATTTTGCCGCTAATCGTTTCTGAAATTCTGCTTTATCATGATCGGTCTTGTAACGATTAGCTTCTGCTTCCACTGAATATTTGATACCTGCATTCTCGGCTTCAAATAGCTTGACTTTTGCATCATTTGACGCTGAGATTAGCAGTAGTTCACTATTTGCCAAATTCTTGCGGGCAGCTACTATTTCCGGATCAGTATCCATTGTCTTTTCTACCGCAGCTTCTTTTACAGTAGCTACTCCAGTGATCTTATTATAGTTCTTTGTACTCTCCGCGATTCCTGCTTCAATTTCCTTTATCTTCTGCTTTGCATACTTGATACTTAACTCTCTGGTCTTGTCTTCACCTAGGTGTGATAAAGACCGTTTCTGTAATGCCAGGCCGGCGCCTTGATGGTCGGTTTTGGCGGCTTGTTGTTCTTTAGTAGCGGCAGCTATATCAGCCGTTAACTGTAAATTACTACCGGGGCGGGCTAATTTTGATGCTTGCTCTTTAAGAGCCGCTAATTTAGTATCAGCCGCAATTGACTTCTCTCTTGCTATCTTTTCTTTGTCTGATAGGGCAGTATAGTCAGCTAGCTTTGCAGCACTTAATGCCTCATCTCTCTTGAGATTCTCTTCTAATCCTTCTTTTTCTTTCTTGGCATTTTCTATGTTTGCTTTGACTTCTTCAGGGTCAGTAAACTGTTCCATCATCTTTTGGCCGGCTTCTTTATATCCGGGAACCCAACTAATGATCTTACCAACTGCTTTACCAAATAGGGTCATAGTAGCAGTTAGCATTTGGAAGACGCTAGTGACAGGGCCGCGGATAGTATCAGCTAAGGTGTCCATTGCTTGTCTAGCTTTTAGCTCCACTGATAACTGGTCGTTCTGCGACTTCTTAACGACATCAATTAAGCCAATGCCCTTTTTCTTGTCATCAATTTCTTTATTAGTAAGTGATATTTTTTCTAAGAAGGCTTTTTTATCTTCTTCGGTTGTTAGGCGGGCCCATTCGGCAGCAGTCTGTCGCATTTTGTTATCAACACCGAATACTTTTTGTAGTTCAACACTATGCTCACCAAATGCATACCCCACTTCACCAAAGTTCTTATCAAATCTTTTTGCAGCTTGCACTTGGCTAGTAAGCAAGTCACCTAGTGCAGACTGCCCTTTATTCAATTTTGCAGCCATCGCACCTATGGGTTCACCCGACAACAACAAGTTTGCGTTGGCTTGAGTAAACGCCACTGCCCCATCTGTCGCAATACTTTGTAAATGGGCGGCTGCTTTGCCGGCACTCATATATGTTACGGCTGACTTTGCGTATTCATTCTTAGCATTAATTACCTGAGTTATTTCATCGGCTTTAGCCTGTAACTCTCTGCCGCGCGCGGTGTCGCCGGCGGCATTTGCCTGATCTTGTAACGAATCCCTCTGTTGACCTTTATGGAAGATGTATGCATTAAAGTTTTCATTGGCATTAGCAACGTCCATTGCTGCTTGTTGTTTCTCTACTGATATTCCGGTTATAGCAGCAAGTTGGTTCAAAGAGTCGATGTATGCTAGTGAACTTTTGCGCTGTACATCCACGTTCTTTGATAAAGTAAGACCCGATTGTACAGTTTGTCTTACATAATCAGTTTGCAACTGCGTAACTTTTTCTTGGCTCATCCCAAGACGATTATACGAGTTACGTTGTTCCTGTGTTATTTGTGTTAGTTTACCAAATGCAACTAAACCGTCGCTTGCTGAGCCTGCTAGTCCAGCAAGCTCCTGACTTACTTTAATTGCATTCTTAGTGAAGATATCTAAGTTATGCGATGTGTATCCTGAAGCAGAACCTAGCTTTAAAATATCAGTAGTAGTTAACGATGTGGTCTGACCAAACTCACTTAGTGAGTCATAAGCCTTGATCATTGCATCATTTTGCTTGAGGACTAATTCGGCCCCCATAGTGAATAATTTGACTAACCCGCCGATGGCAAAGCCTAATATGCCAAATTTACTGCCGATATCCATAGCAGCATTGCCGGCTGCGCCTATGCCGGCATTATACTTGCTCATTCCTGCTTCAGTTGACATTACTGATTTACCAAAACCCTCAAACGTTTGGCGCAGTCCATTAGCAGCACGTTCAGCCGCCGCTTCATACTTTGCTTTTTTAGCTGCCGCCTCGCCTTCTTGCTGGGCTCTTGCACGTTCAGACAGACTTACACCTTCCAAGATTTCTCTGTGGGCACGGAGCGCTTCAGAAAGTGCTTGAAGCTGTTCGTTTGCGTCTGTTGTTGGATCTGCCATTTAAATTTCTCCTGTTTTTCGCCACTAAATAGTCTATAACGTATTTAGTATTAAATTACGTACTCATTTTATAGGATATAAAAATGTCAATAGATAACAACCCCCTAAAGCAATATTTTCGCAGACCGTCGATTTACATTAAACTACCTAGCGGCGGTAAATACGCTCCGGGCGTGATTGATATGCCTGAAAACGGTGAGCTTCCTGTATACCCGATGACAGCCATTGATGATATTACTAGTAAAACACCGGATGCTTTGTACAACGGCAGTGCAATCGTAGAAGTGATCAAAAGCTGTGTGCCGAACATCATCGATCCGTGGCAAATCAATAACGTTGACTTTGATGCGATCCTTATTGCAATCAGATCAGCAGCCACAGGTAATGATATGGAGGTCGAAACAACATGTCCTGCATGTGAGGAGGAATCTAAGTACAATATCAGCTTAGTTGGTTTGCTATCTACTCTAAAAGCAGGTGATTATGCTACTGAATTGAATATCAAAGATATCGCAATTAAATTCAAACCTCTCACATACAAAGAGATGTCCGAAGCCAGTGTTGGTCAATTTGAAATGCAACGCCTATTCATTATGATTAATAATATTGAGAATGAAGAAGAAAAGTCGGCGCGCAGCAAAGAAGCATTGAAGACTATCACTGATATCACTATGCAAGTACTGTCAAAAACAGTAGAGTATATTAAGGTACCCACAGCATTTGTGGATAATAATGAATATATCCTAGACTTCTTGCGAAACTGTGATAAGATGATGTTTGATCAGATCAAGGATCATAACTCGCTGTTAAAGAAACAAACAGAAGTTAAACCATTGCATGTAAAATGCATCAGTTGTTCACATGAATATGAGCAACCATTTACGTTGAATGCTTCTGATTTTTTCGCATAAGGCTTCTACACCTTTCCCCTGAGGGTGTACAGAAGCTGATAGATGGTATGGAAAATGAATGTACTGAGATAAAGAAAAACGCATTAAGTTTATCTTGGTACATGAGGGGAGGGGTATCATATGTAGATGTGCTCAATATGTCCTCTGAGGAGAGGGGCCATATAAATGATATCATAACTTCTAACTTAGAAACTACAAAGAAGAGTCAGTTACCATTCTTTTAAGATGATATGAATAATAGGCATAGCGATATGCCTATTGCCATATCTAATAACCCATAACAAGTACTACGAAACATACAGACGGAATCTGTCATTTATAGTAATGCGTTTCTTTAAGAGATGAGCAAGCTCATCTTATCCCTTCGCTATCGCTCGGGATATATTTAAATTCTGAATTATTCTAAAGATTCTTTAGAGATACTATCTGTATCAGGGATTCTAATAACAACTTGCTGATTTGAGCCATGGTAGTGCTAAACAGCACTACCAAATGGGAAGGATATTTGCTATGACCGTCCGCCTTTGTTGTCTGTCCCCCGAATGATTAGGCGTTAACTATCATTCGCCACCGGTCGCCCTCTAAAGTTATTATAGGTCTGTAGTAGCATCGAAGTGAAATTTCATCACAGCCATGCTAAGCAACGCACTTTCCGTAGACTTCAAGACAAAGTATTCTACGGACTAGTTCAGGGTTCGATTTGTCGAGAGCCCTGTCGGTATTCCTCGGGTTTTTAACGTAATATTAAGTTGCCTCAATATAACCCGAGCTATACTCCAGAATCTGACGGCACAGCACAACCTGTACAGCCTCAAGGAGAGTCGAGGATCCTCGACCAAACGAATTATTATGTTGTAGTTGTTACTTGTGAATTGGATATGTTGATAGAAGTATTAATTGACTTGGTGTCTATAATGTTATCGGGTGTTGACGTGGTGTCTGTTGAGTATGTTTTAAATAATGCGGCATTGTGTTTGAAAAAGTCATCGAATTCAACAAGCAGCCAATCGCCATGTTTGCTTGAAGAGTAGTACATAAAGTTATCAGTGATCCAAGTAGAGCCGCATTGCACAGCGATATACTTGCCCTTTCTGTTAAACTTCATAAATAAAATATTTACATCTTTTGGTTCGGCTACAGCCATTAGCTGCTCCAACCAGGTGTCAAGTTGCTTGCAACTTCCAGAAAGAACTAAATGCCACGGAAAATCAGCATAGAACTTACATTCCGCATTAAATCTAGTGAAACTTTGTCCTGGAACAATATCTCCTTTAAAGTTGCGAATCTGCCCTTCATGTAAGAACTCTGTTCTAGACTGATTCTTTCCGCCGATGTATGCACCTGAGCCCGGCGCCCGAATAAAGCTTTCAGAATACAGGTCTGATAGAAATTTTGCAACTTCTCTTTCGAATCCTGAACCTTTAGCTTTTTGCGGTGATGTCATATAAGTACTTATCAGCTAGTGAGTGATGCTAATTTTTTCTACCATGCTAAGGCGTAGTCCATTGATACTTGCTGAGCACCGCACTTAGATCGGCATTCTATGCTATCCTGAATGAAGTCGCTCTGCCAGATATTATCATTCACTACTGCAATCAAGTCGTTGTTGAATAGATTAAATCTCTTACCTATCTCGATCCAATAGGCATTATGTGCGTATCGGTTGGCAACCCAACTACATGGGTAAAAATCACCTTGACTATTAATAAACAGCCCCTTGTTTCCTATGTGACACAATGGTTTAATGTTGTCTGCTATGATTTCAGCTTTGTTATAAAACTTGATATTAGTTTCCATCCAAGGTTCAGTCAAGGTGCGCTCTGATAACTGTTGTATCTCACGCTCAAACCTCTTGCTTGAACTCATTAGTGAATCTTTCGGCTGCAACGGATCCACTAGCCCATAAACATTGGGATTCATTTTTCCAAATTTTGTACTTTTTGTTAATTGGAATTGGTCAAATCCCAACTTGTCTGCCATGTCTCGCATTACATCGATTTCATTTTGATTGAACTCGAACCCGATAGCATCCCATATCATCCAACAGTCAGAATTCTTTCTAACAGTTTCGATTCCATTGATGACGCTAGCAAAGTCAGAATTCACTCGGTACTTCTCATTACTCTCCTGATCCCACCCGTCTAGGCTAAAGTGAATTTGATCAGGGAAACTAAGTGACTTAGCTAGACTTTCCCACCAAGTAGTCTTCTTATGACTGCCGTTGGTAACAATAATCATAGTGACTGGCTTGATAGACTTGATATAGTCTATGATTTCAGCAAACTCATGTGCATATATAGGATCACCATCGTTACCGCAGAAGGTTATCTTCTCCACGTAGTTCATAATGAACTCGGGGGTGAAGTTCTTCTTAAAGAACTCCAGGTCCAGTTCAGTGTTAACCAACGTACCGGGTACCTCTTGACGAGGACAACGTAGGCACGCTAGTGTACATTTGCTACTGACCTCTATGTGCCAGTGCCACAAAGCTATTGTGGGTTTATTCATTATTCTATCTCCACTGCGCTATTGTAAGATGTAAATCCATTTTCTTTAACTACCTTCAGAACACTAGGAACACGTCCTGCTAGTTCTTCCCGGTGACTTACTAACCAAATCGACTTGTTGCGCCTGCGTGACATATCTTTCAGGATAGCAATACTATTTTCAACGCCTACTGTATCAAGCCCTGAGTCAATAAGTTCGTCAATGAATAATGTATTGATTGGCTTATATAAGTTCTCCCACACATCGCGGAATGCAAAACTCAATCCAAGAATCAATCGATTACGCTCACCTCTACTCAGATTGTCAAAGTCTAGCTCACGACCCAACTCAGTGATTTCCACAGTAAGATCATTCTGAAATACTACTTGATGGGGCAATCCGATAGCATCAAGATAATGTGTTAGTCTAGTATTTAGATAGCTCAAGTTTTGATCAATAATTCGTTTACGAACAAAGCTGTCCTTGCTCATTAATAAGTCTAATAAGAACTTCTGATGATCTAGTGTGCGGTTGATCTTGTTAATAGTATCAAAGTTTGTTTCTTGCAGAGCCTGAGTTTCCATATCAGTGATTTGTTCAGAATATGGATCAGTCTCGTTGTTCTTGGTTTCGATCTGTGCTAACAGATTATCAACTGATGAACTATGGGTAACAGCCTCAGCTTCAGTATCATAAATTGTAACAGGTGGTCTACCCATGACAACAACACTACCGCTGATTTCATCAATCTGTTCTGCATACGGATCGTGCTCGGTCTTCTTCTCTTCAATCTGCTTAACTAGTCGTTCGACTTCACCACTATGCTTGATAGCTTCGGCTTCGGTCTTATAAAGTGTTGCTGCCATCTTGCCTAACACAACCGGGTTAGCTAACAACGCATCAACTACTACTTGGTTAGCATAAAGGGCCGCAGTTGCAGTTGCAAGCGCTGCCTCTTTAGCAGCTAACACACTGGTATGACTATCATCGTGAAACTCTTGCCCGCATGCATAACATGTGTGTTCACGCAGACTCGTTAATTCTGTTGTAAGTTTAGTAACCTCTTTAGTTAAGCGTGTACTTTCAGTCTTACCTCGGGCTAATTCATTGTCATGTGTGGCTTTGTCACGTACACGTTGGTTGTAGGCAGTGACTTGCACATGCCGCTCTAACTCGGCTGTGATATCAATATCATTTAGCTTTGCAAAAACTCGCTCTAACTCAACAGTTTCTCGGTCACGCTTTTGTGCCCAAGCCATTTGTCGAGCAACTAACGAATTATAATTTTCGCTGATCTTTTTGGTTTGGTTATATATAACCAAATCTTTATGCGACTGTAGTTCAACTCCGATATCAATCTTGGACAACTCATCATATGCAGCAATGAACTTATATAAGTCATCATTGTGCTTAGTTAACCAAAGCTTTTGTCTACGCTTGAGACTTTCAATCTGCTCTGAAATTCGTTTGTTGGCTTCTTCTACAGCCTTGATTCTAAACTCTTCAAGTTGAATTGCATCTTTGCTATCCTTCATCAAGGTCTTGATATTCTCAGCCTTCTCACTCAATATAGTGATACCAAGCAACTGCTCAATAATGTTACGTTGTTCGTTGGTCTTCAGTGCCAAGAACGGTTCACTATATGTATTCAGTGCAACGATGTGCTTAAACATATCCGCAGACATACACAGTACACGCTCAATGGCTTGCTGGGTTTCTTTGTTCTCACCTTGCGCATCGTCAACCGTCTTTTGCAAGTTGCTGTTAACATAGAACCTAAGCAAGTTGGGCTTACGCCCGCGCTCAAGTTTATATTCAATGCCATCGACGCTAAACTCTAGCGTGACTAACATACCCTTTCCATTTGTTCGATTAACTAAATTATCTTTTCTGATTGAGTTAATGGGTACACCAAATAGAACATAGCTAAGACCCTGGATAAGACTGGTTTTACCAGTACCGTTACGCGCACCGTCACCACCCATATCTAAGTTCTCACCTAGAATCAGTGTTAAGTCTTGTCTATCAAAGTTTACTGCCTGAGTAACTTGTCCAATCGATAAGAAGTTTTTTAAAGTTATATTTTTAAGAGTTATGGTCATAGGGTGTTATAGATTTCAAGTAAAATTTTCTTGTCGTAGAACTCAGATTCGATGTTGCCGATTTGATCTAGAATAATCTGGTCGACGCTTTCAAATTTTAGTTCTCCGGTTTTACCGTCTGCTGTGGCGTGTTCTACTCTCATTGGAATTAATGTCATTTCTCGTAACTTATATTCTGGTATAAGTGTTTCTCGAATGAAATTGGCTTCTTCGTAGCTAATATCAATGTCAAGATGTACCCTAACATGACTGCTAGGTAATAGCAAACTTTTAGGACTCTCTAGTATGTCGCTAAGTTTGTGTACTCTGAATTTAGGTTGATTGGGCCAACTATGAAATACAGGTGCTTGACCCCAATCCAAAACCATCATACCACGTGCATCATCGTTTGCGTCAGCATAGTTATGCGGGAACGCATTACCTATATACCAAATATTCTTTTTAGCCTGTCTCTTGTGAAAGTGACCACTGAACATCGTTCCGGTGTTACCAAAGTCTTCTAATTTAATAGTGCCGTGGTCAGGCATTTCAACCATAGCATTCATATAGAAGTACGGTAGTTCAAAGTGACCAAAAGTATATTGAGTTTTGATTTTCTTAACTGTAGCAAGGTCATCACCTACTAACCAAGGGCAGAATGTAACATCGCCCTCGCTTAGTATGTCATTGACCACAGTGACATTAGGTAAGTAACCGGCCCATGCTACGCTATGGACATCACGTTTCTCACGATAATACAGATCATGATTGCCTGTTATAAAAAATACTTGACTAAAAGCATTGTTCAATAGTTCTAAACACTTCATCGAATAGTGAAGGCTTAGTACGTTGATACTTGCCCTGTGATTATGCCAATCACCGCATACAATTGCAGTATCGCAATTTTCTGCTTTTGCTTTTTGGATAAACCATTCAACGAACTGTAAACAATCTTCATTGTGTACGATGCTGTTTGATTTAAGTCCAATATGTAAGTCGGTGAAGACTGCTGCTTTTTTAAATAGATTTGCCATGTATGTATTATACGCTTAAACGCCCGTGGATGCAACCGGTTAGGTTACCTTATTCTTCGTAAGTTGCTGATGGATTAACTGATTGCCTCGACCAACTTGGATTTAGACCATTCATCTCCAAAATATCATCACGAATATTTTGATTTCGCTTTTCGGTATTGAGTACCCGACAAAAGCTATTAGTGATGGCAGCAGTATAATATGCAAACGGGTTAGCAGATTTTGCTTCATTAAAGCGCAATCCCACATATGTTAACTGTAAAATTGCACTATTGCGCATCTCATCATTATATGTGTACCCACGCCAATTATACTTCATGGCATAACGTTCACACATCATAATATACATTTTGGCTAACGTTTTTGTAATCTCTCCGCGATCTTTGGTGAATGTACCTGTAATCAAGTCACCATGCCAATGTGAGAACCCAACGCAAGTCCACTCATTATCTACGTCTAGTTTAAAGTGCTTGAATGGAGGGAAGTTGACCTTAACGTGAACCATATCATCGACTTCACCCTTAGTTGTATTATCTTCTAGGTCGGCAAATGCGTTATCAGATGATTCGGGTTCTTCAAACTCAATGATATCTTTAGCAGTTCGTTTCTTTACGGTCTTCCTTGGTTGCTTGGGCGCGACCGGAATGTGATCCCAGGTCATTACTCGAAATACCAAATCAGATAACGGAATAGTAATCGGATCAGTTGTACCTTTAGATAGCCCCTGATCAATATCTAGTCTGAGGGCACGAGTTTCCCTTGCCAACTGAATTGATTCGGGTAACAAAGCATGTGCCAGGCTATCGACAACCTCTGCCTGTGGCATATCAACGATGAAATCATATCGATGATATTCCGGGGCAGTAAAGCTACAGTAAGTAGTTTTACTTGTATGAATCTCCTTGAGCATGTCTTTATTATTTAAATAGTTGACAGGCTTTCTAGGTGCGGGTAATAGGGACATAGTTTCCTTTAATATGATTAAAAGAGTATAACACATTGGGTTACAGAATGCAACCTTTATGGTGAGTATGGGTAAAAATAGCACTTTTAATTAGCGATAAATACTAATATAGGATAAAAACATAATATGGCCCAATTTACCAAAACGGAAACAACTACTAGGGGAGTAGTTGTAACTGCGGTTTTAGACACAGTTACGGACTCTATTACATACACCGCAACCGCCCCAAACGGAGCAACTGCTACTACGACTGCACCTGCAGCAGAAGCCGGAAATGCATCCGCCAACGTTTCATCTATTTTCTCTCAACTTCAAACCGGCGGCCTTACAACTTCTCCCGGTAATCTTCCGACTGTGCTATCATCAATTCAAACTGATCTAGCGAATGATGCAGCAATAGCTGCACGTGCCGATGCACCAGCACCAGCAACCGTACCAATTCCGGTTGCACCTGCAAATAACCCAAACCCAACCCCCGCACCCTCAATCCCGCCGATTGAAAACCCTGCCCCAGTTGATACAACTGACCCTGAACTATCTGCATATCCGCCTAATCCAGTAGATGTTGCGAGAGAACAGGCACTGATAAGCGATGCAGAGGCATATCCGCCTAATCCAGTAGATGTTGCGAGAGAACAGGCACTGATAAGCGATGCAGAGGCATATCCGCCTAATCCAGTAGAAACCCTTGCGAGAGAAAGGGCAATAATAAGTGATAACGAAGCATATCCGCCCAATCCACAAATTCTAGAGAGTGATTTAGCAGTATACCCTGCTAACCCGGTGACGAATGGGCTGCAAGGTGCAACTAAAGCTGCACAATCAAAAGCAACTAGACAAGACCTTGCTAGTCTAGGACAAAAAGATGATTGGCGTGTTAAACTAAGTTTAGCCCCCGGCTCTAATTATCTTTATAACGTGGGGTCCGACGCAGAGGCGGGCATCCTTGCACCACTACGCAACACTAGCGGCGTAGTATTTCCGTACACCCCGTCTATCACTGTTTCTTATGCAGCACACTATGACAATTCTACACTGACTCATAGCAACTATAAGATATTTCAATATGGTAGCAGCAGTGTAGATACGATAACTATCACGTGTGATTTCACAGCGCAAGACACATTTGAAGCAAATTATTTGTTAGCTGTCATTCACTTTTTCAGAAGTGCAACTAAGATGTTCTATGGACAAGATCAAACTCCAAAGCCAGGTACACCCCCTCCGTTATGCTTTCTTACTGGCTTGGGAGACTTTCAATTTCAACAACACCCGCTAGCTATCACAGGATTTAATTATACACTGCCTACTGATGTGGACTATATACGTGCAGGGAAGGCATCTTCGGGAGCAGGAGTTAACACATCACCGCAAGTACCCAAATCACCATTTGGTGACGTAGCATCACTTGTCCGCGCAGTAGCCGCCGGCCTCGGCGCTTTGGGTGGTAAGGCACCCCCTCCGAATTTTAATGCGACTTCTACGGTGGGCTTGCAATCAACGTCGGGTGCAACATACGTACCGACTAAAATGTCATTGACGATAACTGCGATACCAATCGTGACTCGAAATGACATAAGCAATAACTTTAGCTTGAGAGATTATGCATCAGGCAAATTAATACGAAAAGGTATTTGGTAATGGCTAATAATTCTCTATATCCGGCAAGTAGTCCGTATTACGGTACGGATACTGTTAACGGTAAGTTCCTCGATGTCATGGTAGATAGACCTATACCTAAGTTACCGTCAGACATATATTGGCAAATCACTGCGGTATATGATCAGCGCCCCGACTTACTAGCGTATGATATATACGGTGACTCACGCTTATGGTGGATATTTGCAAGTAGAAATCCTAATCGATTAGCCGATCCTCTATTTGATTTTGTCACCGGTGTTGGCATTTACTTACCCAAGTCTGATGTATTGATTCAAGTGTTGGGTTTATAACATGTCAGCACTAAGTCTTTATGCAGACGCAGTAGCAGCAGTATCCGCTTATGCCCCGGCTTATATCGCAGCGCAAGACGGGATGGTCTCAAAATATTCAGCGATAGATCCGAGGGCGAATAATGCTCAGGCACAATTTGATGCATTGGCGAATGAGCGCGCCGCTATAGTCGCAAATACTACTTATGGTCGTGCCGGCTGGGATGCTGCCATTGTTGCAACAATCGCGCTGAAAGCCGCTGCCTTTGCAGAAGATCCGACTGCAACGGATCAAATCACCGCAACATTGAACGCATTGGTCTCTTCTCGAAACGGAGTAGTAACTACAGTGGCGGCATCAGTTCAATCTGCGATAACTGCTAATGCAAACCCTGAGCCTGAAGCACCCGCAGGATCATCAACTTCACCTGTTGCTACCTCATCACCAACTGCCCAACTAACCGGAGCCGCAGATGCAGACCATGCTACTCCACCTAGTGCAACTGTAGCAGGTACTGCAACAGGTGTTGCGAACAACGCGCCCGCAGCATTCGCCGCACAAAAAGACCCAAATGCAGCTAACGTAACTCCGGGTCAACAAGTAACACAGAACACAACAACACCCAATGCACCTAGTAAACCGGGTGCAAGATTACAAAACCCATTGGGTAACTTTTCTAGTTACACCTATCAATTGACACTGTATATGATTTCACCTGATGCATATTCTGCATTTAATGAATCAGGTAGAAAAAGTATCAGAACAGCAGGTCCCAACGGATCAACCGGTCTAGAAGCATATGTAGTTGCGCAAAGTGGTGGGGTGAACAATACTGCTAATACTCGCGCCCCGGGGTTCGAGTTAGATTACTATATTGATGATTTGAAGATTAAAGCTGAATTAAGCGGTACAGCGACACAAACAGCTTCTAACATTACTGAAATGTCATTCAATATTTATGAACCGTACGGGTTCTCATTTATATCTCACTTAAAGAAAGCCGGCGATGCAATCAAGGCGTCAAGTAAGTTACCCAATATGACTGACGTGAACAACTCATTGCGACAGTTCTTTGTGTTAGGTATCCGCTTTCAGGGATATGATAGAGACGGCAATGTGGTTACAGGGTCAGATATTTTCGCAACAGATACCTTCAATCCGCAATCAGGTGGGGTATTTGAACGCTTTTACGATATTTGTATTACTAAGATGAATTTCAAGATTGACGGTAAAGCAACGGTATATCAAGTGAAGGCAGCAGTGACAGCACCTTATATCGGGTACGGTATCAAGAAGGGCAGACTAGATCATAGTACAAACATCGTTGCTACTACCGTCGAAGAAGCATTGGGTGGTAACGGCAAACCTCGGTCACCGGGTGTTATTGGTTTGTTAGATAAGCTAAATGCCGATCAGTTGAACTATGCAAAAGAAGCTAATCAATCTGGTAGCAAAAAGGTAGCAATTGCGAATACATATTCGCTTGAATTTATTGGCCCATCAGATAGTATAAAGAATGCTAGAATTGTAAACGATAATGATAAGTCTACTTGGCCCATGAGCTTAGCAAAGACAATTATTGAATCAACCCCGGCAGTTGAAGTAACCACTATACCTAATGCAACACAACGATCATTAACCTTTAAGAATGATACTGCTATTATACAAGCTATTCAGATCATCATAACAAATAGTTCATACCTGGGTGATGCACTAACAGTTATGTTTAACAATGCATTGGAGCCAGCTCCGGCCGGCACTAAAGACGGCACGGCTGATGCAGACAAAGAATCTAACAAGAAACCTGACCCGGTTAAGTGGTATAACTTGAGTACAGTAGTAACATGTCTAGGATGGGACCCTGTTGTGGGTGACTATGCGTATAATATCAAATATGTTATACAACCGTATGATACGCCGGCCACAGTTAGTGCATACACCGGATCATCAACATCATACTACGGCCCGCATAAAAGATATGACTATTGGCTCACCGGAAAGAATTCTGAAATCATAAACTATGAGCAGTCGCTAGATAATACTTATTTTAATGCATTGGTCTCTGCTAGTGGATCAGACCAATCACAGGGCTTTGGCGCCGATATACCCGGTTCGGTCGGAAAACAACCCGATGCTCCTAAATTGGGTGGTCTTAATCAACGCCTTGCAGCAGAAAACTCATACGTGGCGACTCTGTACTCACCCACTGATTTTGCGCAAGCAAAGCTCACTATTTTGGGTGATCCTGACTATTTGGTACAAGATGCAGAGGGCGCGCTCAGTACCGTATACAATAAATTTTACGGAACAGATGGTTTTACTATCAATGCGAACGGTGGGCAAGTATTCATTGAAATAAATTTTAAAGAAGCGCAGGACTATGATCTTACTTCAGGTCTATTGAGTATAAATGATTCGATTCTATTCTGGAAATATCCCAAGAGTATCACTAAGAATATAAAAGGGATAAGCTATCATTTGCTATCTGTTCGTAGTACATTCAGTAAAGGTAAGTTCACACAAGAGTTAGATTGCAAAATTAATAACTTCCCCGATGAACCGGAAGATTCGAATGATCCGGCAGCTAGAGAGGCCGCGATACAAAGCGACTTATCAGTGTATCCTGAAAATCCACTAGCCGCCGGCGCAAGAGAAGCAGCAGCAGCAAGTGATAACGAAGCATATCCTCCGAACCCGGTCGATGTACTTGCTAGAGAAAAGGCTGAGTTGAGTGATGCTGAAGCATACCCGGTCAACCCGCAGATACTAGAGAGTGAGTTATCAGTTTATCCACCAAACCCGGTGACACCGGCAAGTGATCTTGCGGTATATCCGCCGAACTTAGCAGAAGTAGCAGCAGCCGCAAGTGACCTGGCGGTCTACCCGCAGAATCCGATATCAGTTAATCAAGCGGTAGCAGATGATGATGGTAGTTATGACAAAGCGGAAACAGCACGATTAGCACGATTGAGTAGTGCAAGTGCAGCAGCAGGCGGTAGAGAAGGCTAATGAGGAATAATAATGGCTAATGAAATATTTAAACCCACTGGCTCTACTCGTGCGAGTAGACCGGACGCGGGCGGAGCAAACATACGCACTGTACCTATACTTGCGATTGTGAAGAGTAATATTGATCCGACTCGTTCCGGTAGAATCAGTGTTTATGTATCTGACTTTGGTGGTGATCCCACAGATAGTAGTAGCTGGATCACTGTAAAATATATGAGTCCGTTTTACGGTAGAACTGACCCGTCAGGCCCCGGAACTGGTTACGGCGACTTCTTAACTAATTCCGGATCATATGGTGTATGGAATAGTCCACCTGATATCGGTACGACAGTCATTTGTATTTTCATTAACGGTGATATGAATGCAGGGTCCGGCTTTTATATCGGTTGTGTTCCTGAACCCGAAGCACTGCATATGGTACCTGCTATCGGCTCAAGTACTAATGTTGTCACCAATGAAGGCGAAGCAAATAGTTATGGTGGTGCGACTAGACTACCCGTTACTAACATCAATTCGAATAATACTGGAATCTCAAACGGCGGCAACTTCTTAAATGAAGCTAAACCAGTGCATAGTTATGCAGCCGGCATATTAAGTCAGCAAGGTCTGCTGAGAGATCCGATTAGAGGGGCGATCAGTTCGTCAGCACAAAGAGAATCACCCTCACGTGTAGGTTACGGGGTAAGCACTCCCGGTCGACCAATTTATGAAGGTGGATTCGACGACCAAACGATTGCAAGTAATCTTAATATCAAAGATTCTGCAAAATTAAAAGTTGTCGCAAGACGATCAGGTCATACTTTCGTTATGGATGACGGAGACATATTAGGTCGTGATCAATTAGTGCGACTACGTACTTCAGCCGGCCACCAAATTTTAATGAGTGATGATGGACAATGTCTACATATTATTCATGCTAACGGACAGAGTTGGATTGAATTGGGTAAAGAAGGTACCATCGATATGTATGCCACAAATAGTGTCAACATTAGAACGCAGGGTGATTTGAATCTTCATGCTGATAACAACGTAAATATCAATGCAGCGAAGGCATTAAATATATCGGCCGACTCTATCAATATAGAATCTGCTGCTGATACTAAGATTAAAGTAGGTTCAAACTTCAACATGTATGCAGCCGCAACCTACACCGTAAAAGTAGATTCAGGCATGAGTATGTCATCCGGTGGAGAGGCTTCGTATGCTAGCGGAAGCACAACATATATTAACGGTAGCGTAGTTAATTTGAACACAGGGTCAACCTCTTTAGTCCCTTCTACTGTTCCTGCTATTGCTAGAGTAGCACACACTGACACATTATTTGACAGTGTGGTTGGATTTGCTGCGGCCCCTGGCAAGCTACAAAGCATAGTATCACGCGCACCCGCTCACGCACCATGGGCAAGTGCAGGACAAGGGGTTGATGTAAAAGTAAGTGTTAATGCAAGTAGCAACTTGCCGGCCGCACCGACGCCGGCAGTAGCCGCCGCAAATGCGACCGCACCGACACCGGTCAACCCGGTAACAGCAGCAGTAGCAGCCACTGTACCTCCCACTTCGGCAGTAAGTGCAGCACTCGACAAGAACACTACCGCTGCATTAGTTGGTCAAGTATCGACGTTAGCTGCATCGGGGCCGGCAGCGGCTGCGGTGCAGCTTGGCGCCGGCGTCGTTAACACAGCAGCAGGCCCGGTAGCATCTATTGGCGCTTTTGCAGCATCGGCTGAAAATATGTGCTCAGCTGGATATTTGAAGCCCGGTGCAGCACCGCTGATATCAGCGCTGATATCGGGTGGCAAAACAATCGATCAAGCATTAAGTCCTAACATGTTCACTGGTAAAGACGGTATATCAAATCTAACTGCACTTGTAAATAATCCGGGTGCACAGGTAAGTGCAGTCGTTAGTAATCTAAAATCATCACAGTCGGCACTTGAAGCATCCGGGGCAATTACCGGCAACATGTCATCGAACTCAATAGCGGGCCCGATACTAGCAGGAGCTATCGCCGGCCCGGTCGCCGCTCTAGGTGCAATCGCAGGCACCGGTGCGGCCTTAGGTGTAATCCCCGGTGCGAGTACTGCACTGGGTGCAGCATCAGGACTGCTCGGATCACTCCCGAATGCATTGTCAGCCGGAGCATTCGCGTCTAAACTGGCAGGTTCAGTTACGGGCGGGCTGTCATCTATTGCGGGCGGTCTATCAGGAGCAATCACTTCTGCTCAAGGTGTTGCCGCCGGAGCATTTAGTGCAGTCACATCAGCATTTAAGGCACTTGGTAAACCCGGCGTCCCCCAAAACCTAACTGCAATTGCAGCAAAGAATGCAGCAGACTCGGCGGGGGTCGATGAAACTTCAGCATACCCTACTAACCCAGTAGATGTTGCAGCCGCCGCAAGTGACTTGGCTGCATACCCACCAAACCCGTTACTATCAGGTAACTTAACTGCAGGCGCGCTTACCGCAGCTGCCGGTGCCGCGTACGGGGCAGCAGCGTCAGCTCCATCTCCTGGCATTAGTAATATAACTCAGGGTATGACTGCCGCACAACAAACTGCTAATAAAATATTAGGTAACGGATAAGGAATATCATGGCAAGTTTATTAGATTCAGCTACATCAGTGGTGACCTCATCGGTTGCGTCAGTCTCAACTGGGTTATCTGCTATCCCCGGCGGTGCCGGTGCAATCGCATCAGTTGTGAATAATGCCACCGGAGCAATTAATAGTATTCCGGGAACGGCATCTATCTCTAATTTAATAGGTAGTGCAACTAGTGCAGTCTCTAATGGGCTGGCTGCAGTAGGAGGCGCCATTGGATCTGCGGGCAGGCTAGCCGGGTCAATTCCCGGATTAGGCGCCGTCGCAGGGTTAGCTGGCGCAGCCACCGGGATAGCAGGAGCAGCGTCCGGACTACTTGGTAAACTCGCGGGCGGAACTGCTACTCTATCTTCACTTGCATCTACTGGGCTATCACCCGCAGCAGCCGCACAGATGCAGGCAGCAATATCTTCTTTGAGTTCAGGTGGCTCTGTTCCCATTAAACTTCCAGTAGTAGCATTGAATACTACTGATAGGGGAGAAATCGCTTCACAACTATCATCAGTGTTCGGTAGTTCTAAGATAGCTGCCCCTAACTTTTCAGGTAACCCTGCGACATTCGGAACGTCACCTGCAATAGCTGAAATGGATGCGCGAAATGCATTAATACGGAAAGCAGTTACTGCGCTTGACCACCGATCGGCGACAGAGCGCACCTTAATTGATGCACAAACTGCATTTAAAAACGCAGAGAACGTACTACCAGCCGGCGACCCGCAGTTGGCCATAATAAAGGCGAAGATGGATGCTGCATATGCAAGATATTCAGTTGCATATGATGAATTCAAGGCAGCAACAGCGGCAGCATCATAATTAGCCTAGTATAAATACATCATGCCAGCATACATCGGTTTCTCAACAATTAATGCAAACAAGCCGCGCTCCACTGACCTAAATACCGGCATTGATGGTGGTACAGGCAGTACAACTGCTCCGATCATATTCGGTAAAAAGTTTAGATTAGTGGATGAACAACTTGTGATACAAGACTTCGTTAATGCATTAAACATTCCTAAAGGTCAAAAAGTCGGTAACCCGGGTTACGGGACCACTCTCTGGTCATTCGTATTTGAACCCAATACTGTTGATGTGCAGTTTCAACTACAAACTGAAATCAAGCGAGTAGCAAGTCAAGATCCGCGCCTAATTGTAAATGCAGTTAATGCATATCCACAAGAAAATGGAATTCTTCTGGAAGTCGAACTAGCGATTGCACCATTCAATAACGCGCAGTTACTTACTGTGTTTTTCAACAACGCTACAAATACTGCTGCTATTCAATAAAATAGCACTTTTTAGGTAAGATAAATACTCTTATTATAAGAGAATACTATCATGGCCACAAGCAGTAGACAAAGCGCCCTTTTCGGAATCAACGATTGGAAGGCGATATATCAAACATTCCGCGAAGCCGATTTTCGCAGTTACGATTATGAAACACTGCGCAAGAGTTTCATCGATTACCTGCGTGTTTACTATCCAGAAACGTTTAATGACTACATAGAAAGTTCTGAGTTTACTGCACTCTTGGACGTCATGGCCTTCATGGGACAAGGCTTGGCGTTTCGCAATGACTTGAATACACGTGAAAACTTTATTGATACTGCTGAACGCCGGGATTCTGTCGTTAAATTAGCTAACCTAGTTAGCTATACCCCAAAGCGTAACTTAGCAGGTCAGGGGTATCTTAAGGTGACGAGTATCCAAACATCACAGAACATTACTGACTTGAACGGTTTTAATCTATCAAATCTACCGGTACTTTGGAATGACCCGGCCAACCCTGCATGGTTAGAGCAGTACAACACTATTGTCAATGCATCGTTGATTAATACCCAACGTGTGGGTGTTCCGGGTAACTCTGCGCAATTATTAGGTATCAAGACGGACGAGTATGCAATTAATACTCCTACTAATACTAGCCCTGTTGTGCCGTTTTCATCATCGATTGACGGCAACACCATGAACTTTGAACTAGTTAGTGTAACCAGTGTCGGTACTGATTATCTATATGAGATGCCACCTGGCCCGACAAACGTATTCAATATGCTCTATCGTAACGATAAGCTAGGATACGGTAGTCCAAATACAGGATTTTTCTTTTACTTTAAACAAGGGCAGTTGAAGCACTATGATTTTAACTTAGCGCAACAAATTGCCAATCAAGTAGTTGACATTGATATTCAAGGCATCAACAATACTGATACTTGGTTATATCAGCTTAGCGCATCAAACGGGGCCCCTTCATTATGGAAGCAAGTTGAAAATGTTTATGCAGATGCATATCTACAAACTGAATCTAGTATACGTAGAATCTTCTCAATTGCATCACGCTTCAATGACCAAGTGAGTTATGTATTTGGCGACGGCGTGTTTTCCGAAATCCCGGTTGGTAGCTATCGCTCATATGTACGTTCAGGGAATGCACTAACATATGAAATATCACCCAGTGAGATGCAAGGGATTACTATTTCAATTCCGTATATCAGTCGCCTAGGCAGAACTGAAGTTCTTACTATTGGGCTAGAATTGCAAGTACCGGTAACGAATGCACAGTCAAGAGAAACACTAGCTAATATTAAGCAACGTGCGCCCACTCGATATTATACACAGAATCGTATGGTTAACGGTGAAGATTATAATAACTTCCCGTACACATTGTATAGTTCAATTATTAAGAGTAAGGCGATCAATCGCAGTTCAGTTGGTGTGGCAAGAAACTTAGACTTACTAGATCCTACTGGAAAATACTCTAGCACTAACTCATTTGCAAATGATGGTGCGATGTATCAAGACAGCAATAACGGTAGCGTACCTCTTACTATCACTAGCTCAGGTAACATCATTACTTTCTTGACTGATACTTTGGCATCTATCTTAGCAGCTAACAGAGCAACACAATATTATAATCAAACCTATGCCCGATATGATGTTAGCACAACATCAGGTGACGGCACGGTGTATTGGGATACTTCTACCGTTGATGCAAATAGCACCACTGGATATTTCTATAACTTAAATGGTAGTGCAAAGGTTTCTATTCCGGTTGGTACATATTCAACGCATAATATGAAGTATGTGACTAAGGGTGCATTGGTCAAATTTGATGCCCCGGCTGGTTATTACTTTGATAAATCTAATCGATTAGTGGCCGGTATTGCCGGCCCGTCCGGTATTACTTATATCTGGACAACTATATTAAATGTTATCGGCGACGGATATAATAACGGTGAAGGTGCGTTCGCAAACGGCACCGGCCCTATCACGGTAAACGGATTTATACCTGCTACAGCAGTCATAACCACTGTGCTACCTGCATTTGATAATGCACTTCCTAATTCCGTAATTCAAGAGTGTATTATCCGTATGGAACTTCAACAAAGTTTTTCATTACTGTTTAATAACTCGTTGACTATTGCACAGGATAGATGGAGTATCGGTGCATTTAATGCCCCCGGCTATTTTGTAAATTTAGAGAGCAAGGGCAATAACGTATACTCAGTGACCTACTGTTCCCTTGCATATTATTTTGGTAGTGTTGCGGACACTAGGTTCTCGTTTGAGACAGCTAAGTTAGTATATGATCCGTTCTCTGGTAAGATTTTACAAGATTTCGTCAACGTGTTGGCCACCAATACACAACCTACGTCAAATAATCCGCTATCCAAAGATGTGGTCACCAGTATTGTTGCACAACCGGTATCATCTGATGGTTACGCTAACGACTATGAAGTAGAGATTGCAAGTATTGATGTAAATAATCGCACAATCGTTTCTAATCCTGATTTTTTCGGTGTAGTCACGGGGTATGTTACTGGTAATACTAATATCGGTGTCTATGTGTTCTTTGAGTTAATTGAAGATGCAATTAACTTGTCACGTTATCAGATTATTCCGACTTCGACAGTGGTGTATCAATATCCGAACAAGACACAAATTGATGTTGTCAAATATGAATACCCTATGGGTCAGATTTTCTACGCATACACTGAAAACATTTTCTACACTACTATACAAGATGCAGCAGTTCTTACTCCGTTCTATAATTTGATAACCCAGCCTCAATATTCAATGCAAGCTGGTCGACAAGGCTTGGCGTTCCAGTATAGGCACAATTCAAACAATACAACTCGAATTGACCCGGCAACTACAAACATTATTGACTTGTATGTAGTAACACAGGCATACTATACTGCGTATCAAAAATGGATTCAGGATACCACAAATACAATAGTTGCTCCTAATATACCTACTATCAACGAGTTGAATCAGGCATACGGTAAAATACAAGATTACAAGATGCTGAGTGATAGTGTTATTTTAAACAGTGTTGTCTTTAAGCCATTATTTGGTGCAAAGGCTGACCCAGCATTACGTGCAACAATTAAGGTTATCAAATCGTCGTCCACCAATGCGAGTGATAGTGTTATTCGTAGCGCAACATTAACAGCCATGAATACGTATTTTGATATTAACAATTGGAATTTTGGTGATACTTTCTATTTCTCTGAACTAAGTGCATATTTACATGCACAGATCGGCACATTAGTTAGTTCGGTGGTACTTGTACCTAATGATCCTACTATGTCCTTTGGTGATTTATATGAAATCAGATCATCACCTTATGAAATTTTTGCTAATGCAGCAACCGCTAATGATGTGGTTGTAATCGCGGCATTAACTCCCGTCGAATTACAGATAAGATAAGTACTATATAAGATAGAGAGAAACAATGGCAACTAGAATTAGAACATTAAATTTTTTACCGGAAATCTTTAAAACTACTACGAACACGCAGTTTTTAAAGGCAACATTAGATCAAGTTGTTGCACAGCCAAATTTAGAAAAGATTGAAGGCTATATTGGTAGCACGTTGGGGTATGGCATTAACGCCACAAACAACTACGTAGTTGAACCTACAAAAGTGCGTACTGATTATCAACTAGATCCGGGTGTAGTGTTCTTGAATAAAGACTCACCTGTTGCGCAAGATTTCATTAGCTATCCCGGTATAATTGATGCACTGAAATTAGAAGGTGGTATTACTGATAACAATAATAGATTGTTCAACAGCCAATTCTACTCATGGGATTCGTTCACGCAGTTAGATAAAATTATCAATTTTAATCAATACTATTGGATACCAGAGGGTCCTGATCAAGTTCAAGTAACCTCTAATGTAGTATTCAATGCACTTGATTATATTGTTACTGACGAAACCAACGGATACAATATCTCCGCTATTAATCAGGCATCAAGTTCTACTAATCCTACGATTACATTGCTACGTGGTGGTACATACACGTTTGCCGTAAATCAAGCGACCCAGTTTTGGATTCAAGGCATGCCGGGTGTCACTGGATATAGCCCAACACAACCCAATTTGCAAACTAGAGATGTATTGGGTGTTGTTAATAACGGTGCTACTACGGGTATCGTCACGTTTACTGTACCTAGCAAGAATGCACAATCTGAGTTTAACTTTCCTGGTAACAACTTAGTAGATGTTGTAAGTACGTTACCGTATGATCAAGTCAACGGTATGTTATTGAGTGACTTAGTAAGTATCGACGGTATTACTGCACTTAATGGTTTAACTCTGATGTTTTATGATACCGGCGTCGATAGTGAACAGGGATTCATTTCATCATTCTATGATACAACAACCTATGATCAAGTTGATCCTGCGCTGGTAGACGGCTTTGGTAATTATGAAGGCGGCTACTATACTGATGTTAGCGCAACCTTTTATCAAATCACCTACGTAGGTGAAGCATCATCCCAGTCTATCAAATTAGTGGAATATGCACCTATCCCGACTAATCAGAAAATTACTGCAATGTTTGGTACAGAGTGGATTTCTCGCAACTTCTATAGAAATATAGCAGGTACGATCTCCTTAATCCCATATCTAAGTTCATTACTTGATACATTATACTATCAAGACGGAACATCTGGTAATAAAGTAGGTGTATTGAAACTAATTGATAGTAATGCAACATATACAATTGATGTCATCACTGACATCTTGGGTAAAAAGCAATATACTGCAACGAACGGGGTGGTGTTTACTAACGGTTTAAAGATCATACTATCAGGTGATATTTATCCTGCCAGCTACCAGAACATTCCGTACTACGTCGAAGGTGTAGGTACTGCTATTGAATTGATTCCGGTCTCTGATTTAGTCGCACCTGAATTATTCACAGCCGGCACATACATTCCGTATGACACGACTGCGTATGATATCGGTAACTTTGACAGTAGCTTGTATATTCCGGTAACACCTGATTACATTACTGTTGCTAGAAATGCCATCAACAAAAATGCATGGTCTAGAAGTAATCGATGGTTTCACATTGATGTTATCAATGCGACTGCTACCTATAATAACAATCCTGCATTGGCTACGATATACACTAATGCAGCATACAAAGCTAAGCGACCGATTATCGAATTTTATCCTAACCTAAGAATGTTTGATTCCGGTGTGGTGGGTAAACAGCCGGTTGACTTTATTGACTTCAGAACAGTTGATGCATTCTCGCATGTCGCTGGTCAACAGAACTACTACCCTGACGTACAAGTATATACCGGGTACACGGCTTCTATTGTCGGAATTTCCGGCCCTATCACCGTGCTTGCATCGGCTACTGCAACAGTTGATAATGAAATTACGGTTTCATCAACCGTCGGCTTTCATATCAATGACCGGGTTACCTTTACAGGTACGGTATTCGGCGGCGTAACGGCAAGTACAATTATTCCTCCTGCTACTACCATTTACTATATTAGTAAAATTCTTAGCCTAACTACATTTACTATATCTACTGCACTCGACGGCGCTGAGTTTCAGCTTACGCCTGCTACAGGGTCAATGACTGTAATTGTCGTACCATTCAGTACAACAGTTACTATTCCGTCTACCGATATAACGGGTAGTTTTCAAGTTGGACAGTATATAGCTGATACAACTAATGTGCTGCCTAGAAACTCATACATCTCTGCAATCACCGGAACGGTAACTACTGTTCTAACGGTTACATGGAATAATGAGAAAACTTTCACATCAGCTACTTCAGCATCGCTAATAGCAACTGACACGACTAATGATAATTACGCATTATTCGATGGTGCTAGGGTGGTGTTCGCTGCGGATTTCAATAGTGCAGTAAAAAATAAAATCTACGTATCTCGTTTCTCTACGGTGTCTAACTCGGCAACACCTGTATTAACTCTTACTGAAGCGAGTGACGGTATTGTATTAGCTGACGAACAGACAGTTGCATATCGCGGTTATAATTATAAAGGTAAAGACTTTTATTATACCGGATCTAATTGGGTTGAGGCTCAGCAAAAAAGCACTGTTAATCAGACACCGTTATTTGATATTTTTGATCATAACGGTATTAGCTTCGGTGATGCATCGGTGTACACCGGCACATCCTTCACGGGTACTGCTCTGTTCAAATACGGTGCAGGAACCGGATTATCCGACACTGTGTTGGGTTTCCCGATTCGATATAGTTCAGTTAACAACGTAGGTGACATTAGCTTTGATGTATCATTGAATAATGATACCTTCGATTACGTGAGTGGTCTTGCCCCGATCACACAAAAAGTAAACACCGGTTATGTCTACAACTATACTAGTACGGCTACATACGTGCGTGAGTTGGGCTGGCAAACAGCGATTGCACCGAGTATTCAGTATCAAGTATTTGAATTCCCTTATACCGCTGCAAACCCAACCTCAACTTTCATATGTGATGTTGCAATGACTAGCACTAGTGTTTGGGCTCCTATTCAGTTGTTGGTTAATAATCAGCTACAAGATATTGCTTCATACACCACTGTTGTTACTGCTGATAGCACAACGGTTACGTTCATCTTACCGGTCACTAGTGTTGATACGGTCGTGCAAATTTTATTACTTAGTGATCAGGCTAGTAAGGTTGCGTATTATAGCATCCCTGCTAACTTGAATAATAACCCACTGAACGCAGACGTGACCACAGTTAACGTCGGTGATATTCGCGGTCAATATCGTAGTATGTTTACTAACTGCCCCACAACAACTGGTCCTGTATTCGGTGCCAATAACTACAGAGACTTGGGTAACTTAGTACCTTACGGTAACAAGATCATTCAAAATAGTGCATCACTTGTGCTACCGGGTGTATTTTTACGCAAGCAAAATCACAACTTATTTGATGCATTATTGTTCAATGGTAGAGAATATGTCACCTTTAAGACATTATTAGTTGACACCGTTAATAATACTGAATTCTCAGTGTATCAAACTCCTGCAAGCATGTTAGATACTGCATTGGATCAGATCACGGCGGCAAAGACAGATAGCAATTCATTCTTCTGGAGTGATATGTTACCTACTAAGGCGGCATACATTACCAACACATATACTTTCGCTAACTCATTGGCAGTAAGTATATACCCGCTAAGTAGAATATATGATTTCACTGCCGCAAACTACTACGGTTTACTAGTTTACTTGACACGTACTACGAGCGGCTTAACTCAGGTCACACAGCTAACTCGCACCAATGATTATGTGGTTAGTGTTGATAGTCCTGCATTAACAATTACTATGGCCTTGTTACCGGGCGATCAGATTACTATCGGTGAATATAATCAGACATACGGTAGCTATGTGCCAAACACTCCTACTAAGCTAGGTTTGTATTCTGCTACTACGCCTACTGTCATGCTAGATAGCAACTATACACAGCCAACATACTTTATTCTTGGACATGATGGATCATTTAATAAATTATACGGTGCATATAACCCTACTACAAATCAACTAGTTGATTTTAGAGACCAAGTGTTGTTGGAATTCGAAAAGCGTATCTATAACAATTTAAAAATCAGCGCAACCATTCCTATTAAGGAATATGAAGTGATGCCCGGTTTCTTTAGAGATACAGATTACTCATATGATGAGATTTTAAATATATACTCAACTAGTTTCTTGAACTGGGTGGGTCAAAATAGAATTGATTATAAAAAGCAATTCTATAGTGCGGCTGATGAGTACACATTTAATTATGCGAATAGCGGCAACAAGATTGACAAGGCTCCTATTCAACCGGGGTACTGGAGAGGTGCATATGAGTATTTCTATGACACAAGTACCCCTGAAACCACGCCGTGGGAAATGTTGGGCTTTAGTGAACAACCATCATGGTGGCCAGCACGTTACGGCGTAGCACCATATACTAGTGATAACTTAGTATTGTGGGATGATTTAGCACAGGGTATTAATTGGAACAACGGTAATCCGATTGTTATTACTCAGGCAATCAGACCCCAATTGTTAGCAGTATTACCGGTTGATAGTCAAGGTAATCTAGTATCACCGTTCATATCATTAGTCGGTAATTATAACAATCAAACGTTTAATCACGACTGGAAAGTCGGTGATGTAGGCCCGGCAGAGTTTAGTTATAGACGCAGTAGCACATGGCCATTCGACTTGATGAGAATATTGGCGTTGACTAAGCCGGCTGAATTCTTTAACTTGGCAGTAGACCTAGACAATTACAAATATAATACAGAATTTAATCAATATCTAGTTAATGATAGAAGCCATCTTGTAATCAATAACATTGACATATACGGATCAGGTACACCAAAGACCAGTTATTTAAACTGGATAGTTGACTATGAAAAACAAGTTGGTATCGATGCCACACAAAGTCTGACTGACGTTTTAGACAATCTTGATGTTAGATTAGTGTACCGAGTCGCCGGCTTCAGTGACAAGAATCTATTGAAATTCTACGTTGAAAAGGGTACACCTAACAGCAAGAGTAGTTCATTGCTAATCCCGGATGAGAGCTATTCTGTATTATTGTATGAAAATCAACCGTTTAGCCGAATTATATATAGCGGTGTTGTCGTGCAAATCAGTGCAAATGGGTACACAGTATACGGTAACTCACAGACTAATGCGTATTTCAGAACTCTTCGCCCGAAGATTAACGGAAACTCTTCTACTATAACTGTTGAAAAGTTAAGTGTACAAGTAGCCAACTCATATTATGATGAAGAAGTATTAATACCATACGGTACTGAATTTTATTCAGCACAGGAACTAAGTCAGTTCTTAGAAAGCTACGGCAAATTCTTAGAGAGTCAGGGTGCAGTATTTGATCAACTTGAATCTGAGTTAACAATCAACTGGCGCCAAATGGTTGCTGAATTTTTATATTGGGCTCAAACAGGCTGGGATATCGGTAGCATTACTACGATTAACCCAGCTGCTACTTTACTAACTATCAATAAAGATAGTAATATTGTTCAACCTCTGACATTGCAAAGACAGAACTTTATTCTAAATCAAAACTTGTATCCAATCCAAGCAAGTGATTTAGCCATTGTCCGCGACGGTACATTATTCTCTGCTCAACCATTGGCATCTGGTGATACCATCGGATACGGTACATTCAACATCAGTAATATTGAACACGGTATTGTATTTGATAACGTGACATTATTCAATGACATTATTTACAACTTAGTGACAGGTTTACGTCAAAATAGAATCACTGTTCGGGGTACAAAAACTGCCGAATGGAATGGTACAGTTGACGCACAGGGCTTTATCTTGAATCAAGATAATATCGCTGAATGGACTAAA